TGATGAAATCATATAGACAATTTGCAGAATCAGTAGAGGGTGACGAACTATATTTGTTCATTACGAACCACTCACAACTATATCGTCAAAGATTACAACCCATCTACAAGAACGCAGTTACCAAGATGGCCCGTGACCAGTATGACAGCAAAAAGGCTGTTAAACTTTTCATGTATGCCGTGGATGATGGTGCGAAACTATATTCTAAAGAATTCTCTACAGGAAATGATGCAAGGGCTATGTTCCCCAAAGATGTAAGAGAATATGTCGCAATGAGACTACGAGATGAATTTGAAGCAGAAGCCGCTGAAGGAAACTACGACGAGTTGTTGCCCAAAAAGTATCGTAATTAGACAATAAGGTTTTTTTGATTAATGGAATTCAGTGAACTGACCGATAACAATTACATGATGTATGCAATGAAGGCTTACGAGAACCCTCACTGCACAGGTCTTGATGAGTTCACTGAAGATTTAAACAGAACGAAGTACATAAAGAGACTGTTTAGAAAATACCAAAGAGATGATGTGCTTCGGGAACGATTGATTCTGAACCACATCATTATTTTTTGTAATGTGTTCGGTGTGCAGCCGGGAGTTAGAATGTTATTTCACAAGATGGAATCTGACTTGTGGGCTTATTTGAAAACATTCCTTCTTTATCTGGAATATATTCCGAAACACATGGACATGGGTGAAGAGTTCGAAAGCATAACTATAGATGACAGAATTGCCAATAGTTTAAGGAATCTATAAATGGGTGTAGTTGACATCTATGTTGCATACAGGTTTATCAAAGGTCTTACTTTACGGTGGACTTCATGGGATGCGTACAAAGAGGGCGTAATTGACAAAAAAGGCAAAGTCATTGTAGAGCCCAAAGACAGAACCAAAAAGCAAAAAAATTCCTACGGAGCATTTAACAGGCTAATTGCCAGCGTGAAAAGAATCTTTGATAAGATTCCTTTTGTTCGTTCTAGAGTCGGCTCATTTGCGGCAGCCCTTTGGTTGCTGAAAGAAGAAGCAAGAAAGAACGGAGCAAATGAATTAGACCTAGAGAAACTATTCATTGACCAAGTGTTCGAAGGTGAATTGCCCTCGGAAGATATGAATGAAGAAACAGAATGCACCACAATTCCTAGAGGAAGATACCATGTTGTGGATGATATCACCGAAACAAATGAAATGATTGAACTGAAAGAGGATGTACAGTCCTTCGCAAACGAGTTAGGCGTACCACTCTATCGTATACATAATGGAAATGGAGACACTATAGTAATTTCCTATACCAATATAGAGAGGGTTTAACGAAAATGGATTTACGAGAACATGTAATTAAACTCTTCAGTCTATCTGAAGATGACCAGAAGCCACTTATTAAGTGGTTCGATGCATTTGAAAAGGAACTCAAGAAAGTAAGAGGTTCTTATTCTAAGATTAAACCTACTGATATGTTGAAACTATACTACGATGGCGTTTCCCCCTCACAGGCTGCAAAGCAACTGAAAGAAGCAACCGTAACTGCTAAGAACCCTCTAGTGTTCAAGTTTCCTGATGAAAGAAGAGCAAAGCAATTCGCATACGATGTTGAAAACTCAGCGATTGCATCTGCCACCGTTGAAGGTATTAGAGTAGAACTAGTTGACCTTGACAAAACATGGACGCGGGTAGATGCTTCTGCTGTTAAGAAATACATGAAAGCAAATCGTGGTAAACTTCTTAAACTTGGGGAGTCCCTAGACGAGATGTCCGCTAAAGACCACTACAGAAAAGTAATGAAAGGTGGTAGAGGCAAGGGATTCGTAGTCAGCAATCCCATCGACCGTGAGCGTTATCCCAATCGTGAGCGAGAGGGACTCGAAGGGCCATACAAGAGTCGCAAGTCTGGTAAGATTTTCTATTATGATAGAAAAGAAGGCAAATACTACGACCCTGACTCTGATATGTTCCTTGATGTCTCCGATGTCATGGAAGCAACAAACACCAGAGTGGCCGTTGATGTGGATAGAGCAGGATACAGAAAACTCGAATCAATGATTGCAAGTCTTGACGGATATCGAGAGTCAGAGTTTGACAGCAAGAAGGGAAGAGCAACTTTTCACTTTGATGCAAAGAAGCACGATAAGAGTGTACGAAAGAAAGTTGCAGAGTTTATCAAGAAGACTCGCGGTGCTGAATTCCACCATTCCATGACCGAAGAACTGAATGAACTCAGAAAAGATGTCTTCTGTATTGTTGATAGAAAAGGCAAAGTTCTTTCAGCAAATCTTAATAGAGAACAGTCACAGAGGGCAGTCGGAAGATACAAGGATGCAATTATTGTTCTTGACCCCGATGCAAAACGAGGTGACACTCTACCTTACTTTGCAAAAGAAGAGAATCTAGGTGAAGTATCACCTCCCGGCTGGAAAGGAACAGTCAAAGCCATGAAGAAGCACAAGGAAATTGATAATCCTTGGGCACTTGCATGGTATATGAAGAACAAAGGTTACAAATCCCACAAGCCAGTCGAAGAAGAATTGAGTGATGATGAGATGTGTACTAACCACAAAATCTGTGGCCAAAAAAACAAAAAGCATCTTCTGAAGAATCCTCTTCGTGATTACGAGAAGGATGAGATGGAAGGTTCTGCTGTATACTCACACTCAAATAAGGTTGAGAAGGATGCACAGAAAGTTCTACAGAAAGAAGATGCGGCCGCCAACAATGTAGGTGATGGAGCAATCAAAGGAGCGGCTCCCGGCGAAGAACCACCAGTCAGAAAGAAGAGAAAGAAATTTGCTGGAATTGAAGTATTTGAAGTATCTTCCGATGTATACTACAAATGTGTTCAGGGCAAAAAGAAGTTCGAACACTGGAAGAGATACTTCGATAGAGAGTCTGAGATTGGTTCAGAAATCTACGAGTTTGCCTACAAATATCCAAGAAAAGCCATCATCGTTCAGAACGAAGTAACCAAGGAAATGGTTTACCTTCGACATAAGCGAAAGTGAGATACATATGTTAAAGGCATTATTGATAACTATGGTGGTTACGGTTGCTCCACCTAATGATGAGGCAAAAGATTATGAAGTACCTAATCGAAATGAAAACCATATTCATCAGCGTGGTGATGGTTTCGCTCCTTGGATGCGAAGCACTGCAAGAGATAGATGGCAGACCAGAGAACACCGCTTCGACGATGATAGACAGTCTGCGAGAACAAAGAGAACAGACGGGCGAGATTACAGACGCTTCAGGGGAAGTGGAGGACATCCTCGATTTAATCGACAGAGAGGCGGAGTCGATTCTAAACGACATCGCTTTAGTTCCCCAAGACAGAAATTACAATCTCGACCCGACCTTCAACAGCATCGAGGGCTCAGCCGAAAACATCAAGGAAAATGTGGACGATGCTCAGAAGGAACAGATTCGTATCGAAGAGGCATTAGAAGACCTTTCGTCAGCGAACGAACGGGTAGCCGCGGCCGTTGGACAGATAGAGCAACTCGAAGATTTAATCCAAGAGTACGAACAATCCGATAGGGAAGTTCGGAAGGAAGCACTAGAAAATTTACACAGTTTCATTACCCTATTCTTTGTGGTGGGGTTTGGTATGCTTGTGGGTGGAGCGTTCCTAACCTTTTGGGTTAGTAGAAAACTCGGTGGTGTTGTATTGGCCATTGGCGTTCTCACGGTTGGTTTCGCGGCCGCATCACAATACTATCTTGAAGAGATTGCAATCGTAGGACTTATCGTTTTAATTGTGGGCTTCTTGGCTACCATCGGTGTTGTTGGATGGATGCTACTCAATGGTAAACAGTATGAGAAAGCAACTGAAGAAATCGTAGAACTTATCGAAGAGATGAAAGACCATCTAAATACCGAAGAGAGACAAGAAATTTTTGGTCGTAATGGTTTTGCAAGCACACTTACCAGTGACATGACAAAGAAAATTATTGCACAGATTAAGATTAAGAATGGTTTCAAACATCTAGGAGCAACAAAGAAGAATGCCAGATGAAACCCCAAGAGATTTCGTTGGTCACTCATTTATTTGGTGGCAAGGAGTCGTAGAAGACATCGATGACCCACTAAAGTTGGGTCGTTGTCGTGTTCGCATTCTTGGTTATCATACTGAAGAAAAGACAGACATCAAGACAGAACATCTTCCTTGGGCATATCCCATTCAACCAATTACCAGTGCCGCTATCAGTGGAATAGGAACATCACCAACAGGTATGGTTCCCGGCACATGGGTAGTTGGATTCTTCCGTGACGGAGCATCTGCACAAGAACCAATCATGATGGGAACCATTGGTGGTATCCCCGAAGAAGCCGCAGAAACATCAAAAGGTTTCAACGACCCACGGGATAGTGATGAACTTGAGTCTGCACCAAAGGATGCATTCAAGAAGCAAACATATCACACGGATGGTAAGGGTGCAGAATTAGAAAATGAAGAAAAGGGCAAGCAGTATCCTAAAGATGCAGCCCTAGAAGAAGCAGACACAAACAGACTTGCACGAAACGAAAAGATTGATGAAACTATTGTCCAGTTAAAGAAGGACAATCAGGACAAAGATGTTCCAAAGGCATTTAAGAAACAAAACTCTGTTTCAGCGGCTAGTCCTGCGGAGGGTGGAAGTCCAAGAACCAATGGTTCGTATGAAGAGAAGTGGACAGAACCAAACACACCATATGCCGCAGAGTATCCACACAACCATGTGTATGAATCAGAATCTGGACATACGATTGAAGTAGACGATACGCCTGGTGCTGAACGACTACATCGATACCATCGAAGTGGAACATTCGAAGAGATTCATCCAGACGGAAGTAGAGTCACAAAGATTGTCAACGATGAGTATGAGATTACTCTCAAAGACAAATATGTTCATATTGATGGTAAGGAAACCACAACAATTGATAAAGGTCTAAAGTTGTTGGTTAATTCCGATTCGGAATCTGGAAATAACATTGATATTCAAGTCGGTGAAAATTCCAATGTCAACCTTGAGATTGATAAAGGTGATTTGAATTATACACTGCATAAAGGTGATGTGAATGGGTATGTCAACGGAAATTATACCCTAGATATAACAGGCAATATGACAGAAAGAATCGGTAAAGAAAGATTTTCACACAGTGGTAAAGATACTAAAGTCAAGACTGATAAGAGTTATATCAAAGATGCTGCCAAGAATATTCAAGAGAAGTGCGGTGGATTCAGAACATCAAATGCAGGAAAGTATACTAACATCATCTCGGGTAGTACGCATTTGTTCAAGAGTTCGTCTTCGACCGTCATCAGGGGCAGCACGGTATCCATCAACTAATAGGAGAAACACATGCCAGCAATCGCACGATTAGGAGATGTATGTACAGGTCACGGTTGTTTTCCATCTCGACCAAACGCTCAAGGTTCCTCAAATGTATTTGTGTGTGGGGTTCCTGCACATAGAATTGGTGACGGATGGCAAAGTCACTGTTGCCCCGGCGATGGTTGTCACGGTGCTATCACTGCTAAGAGTTCGGGAACTGTTTTCTGTAATGGTCTAGGTCTTGCTAGGGTGGGGGATGCACTTTCTTGTGGTTCAACTATTGCCACTGGTTGTGGAACTTGTACAGCAGGAGATTGAAATGGCATTAGGAATATTAGGAGATTGTTTACCCGAAGGAAACCCACTAGACAAGGGTGCAAGACAAATCATCGACAAGGTGATGAACGGTGGTGCGTTTAAGAATCCTCAAGCGGATGGAATCGACCTGACTTCAGGAAAAATTGGTGGAATTAATTTTGACCCAATCACCGACCCGGCGGGTGCGTTAGCAACTCAAATGGAAGCCATCAACACACAGTTGTCTAATTTCAAAACTCACACAGCGAAACTATCTGGTACAGGTGATGTCGGTGAATTTTCTAAAATTATGGGAATTGCTAGTTCTTTCAATAAAGCAAAATCTACTCTAGAGAATTCAACAACAGATAACTTTTCTGGAATGTTTGGTAGTATCATTGATGGTGGTGCAAAGGTGTCTGAATTAGATGAAGCAGTTGATGCAATTAGCAGAGCAGTCCTGGCCGGAGAAGACCAAGCGACTATTACCAACTTAGTAAATCAAGCAACCACTCTCGGAAATAATATCGATGCTCTGAAAACTGCTGATGAGGCCGCATTCAATAGCGGATTTGCTTATGTTGTTAAGCAGGGAATTGGTCAAGGAATCGCAAGCGTTGCAAGTCCAGATGGTGATTGTTTTGCGAAAGCATTGCTGGAAAATCACATAGGAACCGATTCACTAAAAGGTGCGATGAATGTAGAAAACTTTACAGATACACTTAAAGAAACTCTTCCCGATGTGTCTGAAATTGATATGGCAAACATTAGTAGTGGTGTTGGTGGTGAGGAAGCGGCAGCGGCCGCCGAAAGGTCTGCGACAGCAACAAACATTGCAAGTTTACAAACAGAAGTTACAAGTCTTAAGTCTAGAACAACTAGTGTTGAGAGTAGTTTGGGTCTTAAGTCTGAAGATACACACGACCATACCAAAATTGATGGTGGGTCATATGGTATTTAATTGATTCATACATATTTTGAGGCAAATAATGGGGAGACTATGCTGAAATCTATTCTATCATCACTATTTTCTAGTGTGCAGACCAAAACAATAGACAACGATGTTGGAGGAATCGACATCGTTGGTTCTTGGGTTGAGTTTGGTCTAGTGGGTGTTGCAATTCTTGCAGGTATTTTCTTTTCTCTGCCTGTTCTAATGAAGGCGATGGAGAACAGGAGAAAGAAGAAACCATATCTCACAGGCGACTACTGGCAATGTCACAGCAGAGTTCACGAAATTCTTACTGAACTGCGGGTGAATCTGGATTGTGCCAGAACACAAGTGGTTCAGTTCCATAATGGTGGTAACTTCTTCGACGGCAATCCTATGGCAAAAATGACGATGACTCATGAATCTTTGAGAAATGGGTTATCACCTGAGTCTCCTAACTGGAGAGATTTGCAGATTCCGTTGATGATTCATCTGTTGGAGAAATCAAAAAACCTGAGTGATGGAATTTACTTAGTAAATGACGAAGATGACAGTTATGCAAAACAACAATTAAGTGCCGCAAATGTTCTGGCATATGCAGTTTCTCCCCTATATAAAGGTAATTCGTTTAGCGGTTTTGTTATGTGTCAGTGGTGTGCTTGGTCTAAAGTCGATGAAGTAGATGAAACCAAGGTTGCTAAAAGATTAAACGATGCAGCCGAAAGTTTAGAGATTGAACTCGACAGAGAAAGCAGGAGAACTCGATAATGGCAAACAGATTTAGCGACATCGATATGGACTTTACAAAAAATCCAATAAGTGGGGATGTAAATATTCTCACCGATGATGTTGCAGTGAAAAGGTCTGTTAGAAATTTAGTCTTAACCTCCAGATGGGAAAGACTGATGCAACCTGAAATTGACTCTAGAGTTTCGGATAGACTGTTTGAAAACATCACACCACTAACTGAAGTTAGAATCGAACAATCTATTCGTTCAACACTCAATAGATATGAACCAAGAATAGAAGTTCTTGATATTGTCATTGATGCAGGTGATGCCAACAATTTAAATGTTACTGTTGCCTTTAGAATCAAAAATACGCAAAACACCATCGAGGTTCCGATTAGACTAGAGAGGGTAAGATAATGACTACCAATAAATCATCATTACAAGTTTTGAACCTAGACTTTGATGACTTGAAGGCAAGTTTCTCTACTTTCCTAGCAAGTCAAGATAAGTTCAAGGACTATAACTTTGCAGGTTCGGGATTGAATATCCTAATGGATATTCTTGCCTACAATACACACTACACTGGTTTCTATACCAACATGGTTGCAAACGAAATGTTCTTGGACACTGCAATCATCAGAGACTCTGTTGTTTCGCATGCAAAGCAATTGGGATACACACCGAGGTCAACAACTTCTGCAAGAGCAAACATCAAAATTGTCGCAACCACAGGAACTCCTGGCTCTGCCGGTTACCTCGAAAGAAACACTCCTTTTGTTGCCACTGCATCTGATGGTTCGACTTACACATTCAGAAACCAAGAATCTGTAAAGTACATTGCTAGTAAATTTGATGCAACTTCTGGAGCCCCAACAGAATGGACTATCGAAAATGTAGAGGTCGTTGAAGGGAAGTTTAAATCAGAATCATTTGTTGTGGATAAAACAAACCCCACTCAAAAATTTGTCATTAGTGATTCTACTGTTGATACATCTACTCTTGTCGTTCGAGTCCAGAAATCAACTGAGGACATCGAAGGGTATGACATTCCTTGGACACGGGCATTAGACAGCAACATTTTGACACCAACAACTCAGTCTTACTTTCTACAAGAGGGCGAAGATGGAGCATATGAAATTTCATTCGGCGACAACATTGCAGGTAAAGATGTAGTCAACGGAAATGTAGTCATCATTGAATACATGGCATCTAGTGGTGAAGATGCTAACGGTATTGGTTTCGCCGAAACAGAAAATAGTCCAACTTGGACAATTCCTTTTCCCTATAAACTCACCACTGTTGATTTTGCACAAGGTGGTGCAGAACGAGAGACAATCGAATCTGTTAGATACTATGCACCTAGAAGTTATCAAGCACAAGAAAGAGCGGTCACTGTCGGTGATTACGAATTTCTAATCGGAAGAGATTACCCATTTGCAGATTCTGTTCGTGTTTGG